ACAGCCTTATCCTTGGCACGGACAGCATTATCGTAATCCGTCGTCCCTGGACGTAGCCCACGAGCAACGACCTGAGCATCAAACTGATCCTCAATCCCGCCCCATGCGGCAAGGAAGTTCTCCTGCTCTGGGTAACCTTGGTAACCGACCTTGTCCCGCTTGAACCCGTCGAGCCAGTAGATAGGCTGAGTAGCCCAGTGGAGACCAGCGGCCTCCTGCTCACCGGGAGTCTTATTGCCGAAGCTGACTTCCTGGGGCGTCGGATACTCCTGGCCGCCGTGTTTCCGGTTCATGGCCGTGTACTCTGCATTGATGGCGTCGATCTGGTTATAGATAGCACCGGCGTTACCACCAGCTTGAGCGATCTGGTTAGCCTGGTCGTAGAGCGGAGCAGTCCGCTCGACGTACGGAATGTAGATGGTCTCGTAGTACCACGCGAGGTCCTTCTCGGTCTGCGTGACCGGCGTCCCGAAGGTACCGGCCTCAGAGTAGGCGGCCTTCAACTCACCGATGACACTCTTGACGTCATCGAGACGGACACCAGTCTCGCCAGTGAAGAAGGCGCTGATCTGCTGCAGGTTGCTGATAGTCTCGGCTAGGCGGTTAGCCTGGAACGTCTGGGTCGGGATGCCGTAGTATTGCTTCATCTCGTCCTGGGCATCCTTGAGCTGGCCTGCCGCCTCGGGGTTGAGGAACTTATACCGCTCCCAGTCCTCATGGTAGTTAGCCATCGCCTGCATCTTCTTGTAGCCGTTGAGGAGCAATTCGACTGGGTTGAGGTCAGGGCTGATCTTGTGGAGTGCCGCGTTGAGCTGCGCCGAGTAGTGGCGGTACGAGTCGATGATCTGGAGGTGGTTCGCAAACTCGGTTGGGTCCATGACCTTGCGCTGGCCCGTGTAGTACTCATCGAATACCTTCTCATCGCCCGTGCTTTCATACGGGAGCGACTTGTTCGGGTCATCGTAGCGACTATAGAACGTGTTGAATGCTACGCTGTTCGGATGCTGGTCGAGGTAAGAGGCGATCATGTTGCGCTGTTCCTCGTTGAACCCCTCCGGCCCCTTCTCTGCAATGAGTGCGTTCCAGAAGGCATCCCACTCCTCAGGGTCCTTCGAGGTGACGGACAGCGACATGGGGGCTACGCTCGATCCTATGAACTTGATGAGTGCTGTACCCTTGAGGTAGTCCTTTCCGAGAGACATAAGCTGGCTCGTGTAGCCAGTAGCGGCATCACGGTAGGCCTGCTCAGCCTCAGCCGACAGAGAGGGCTTGCCAGTCTGAGGGTCGGTCCCGTCAGCAAAGTCCTCGGGCATAGGCGGTTTGATGCCATTGGCCGATAGGTCGTTGAACGCGTATTGCAGTCCCTGGTCGTAAGCCCGATCGTACTGCACCTTGAGGGCCCCTGGGGAGAGGCTGATCGGCAGGGGGTTTCCTGTCAGATATTCCCACATGTAAAGGACAGACTGGGGGACGCCAGAGACTTCCTCACCATAGGGGAGGAGAACGTCGCTCAGCTCCTTGAACATGCCGCCGTACTTACGGCTAGCACGACCCAAGGCCCAAGCAGGGACGGTCGAGAGTGCAGGGAACGGGTTCGATGCAACAAGGTTCAAGCCTGACAACTTACCCATGGCAATGTCTGGGGCCGGGAGACCAGTCAGACGAGAGACGAGCTGGTTGAGGTGGGGAACGATAATGACGTCCTCACCGTCCGCGTTCTTCTTGACGATTCCCATATCCTTGAATAAGCGGATCATCGTCATCGTCTTGGCCGCCAGGAGCGGAGCTCCAATGGGCCAGTACTGCTGGCTAGGAATCTTGACCAACCATGTATACAGAATCTCCTGCGTCGCGGGGGCGAACCAGAAGATATCCTTGAGGGCGTGCTGGACTGACGTCCTCGCGCTCAGGTCGTACATGATATCCTTCGTGACACGGGCAGCTTTGAGCTGGGCCCACGCGCCTGCATCCTCAGCAGACATACCACGATCGAGGTAGACCTTCCTAGCACGTTCTGCAATGTCATAGAAGAGAGAACCACGGGTACCATGGAGGTCGGCCCAAGAGACAGGCTTGAAGAGGCCATAAACCTTGTTCGAGTACTGGGCAGCGAAGGCATCCAGCGTCCCGATCGGGTCACCGGTCACGGGGTCACGACGAGCCATGGCTCGCTTAGTGACGACCGTGTTGGGCATCTCGACTTCGTTGTTCTCCCACTTGTCCTTGAGGTACTGACGCATGGCCTTTCGGTCGGTCAGGTTGATGCGACGAGCATCGGTCACGACTGCTCCATGTTCCCGTGCTAGTTCGTCAGCAATCTCCATCTTGAGCTTCCGCTCCATCTGGAGGGCCCTGATCTGCTCGTAGTTCTCGGGCGTCCTATCCATCTGCTTCAAGTTCTCGGTGATAGCCTCAATGTCCCTGACCGCGTTCTGGTATGCGTCAACGACGGAACGACCACTCTCTGCAAGGTGGGGGAACTGCGTCGTCGCATCCTGAACGAAGCCATCAGAGATAGCCTTGAGGAGGGCAGGATCGTTGCCGGTCAACTCCAGGAGGTGCTGACGCTGACGGTCAAGCCACTTGAGGACGAGGGCTCCGTCATGCTGGCCGAGGATACTAGAAGGAACGGCGCTGGTTCCCTCGAAGTCTGTCAGGTCTGCCGTCTCGATGTTGACCTTGACCTCTGCCGCTCCGGTTTCAGTGGTTGCACCTAGGCGATGGTGGCCCTCAGTCAAGATGGCCCGCCCAGTCGCCGGATCGTAGAGAACCGTGGGCGGCGCCAGGGTGCCCTCCTGTGCTCCCTGACGAAGTGAGTCAATCTGCTCTTGTGTCCTGGACCCACGGACGACCTCAGCATTCAGGTCTGCCCGTTGAGGGAACTGCGCGAGCGCGATAGCATCAGCAGACGGGATGGTGACTTCAACGCCGCCACGGCCAAGTGTTGACTGCTTGATGAGTTCGAGCTGCTGCTTGAGATACCGCTGCATGAACGCAGAGCCCTTGAAGTCTGAGAGCAGACGAGCCGAGTCGAAGTTGTACCGGGCCAGCTTCTGGAGGAGCCAGTCAGACCGGGCCTTCTCCATCATGTCGATCCAGCCGTTGTAGTGGTGGTTATTAGGCGTCCTGCGGCCAGTAGCGAAGTCTGAGGTGTTCTCCTCGTGACGCTGCATCTGGACGTCGTCACGGAGCTGGTTCAGAATGCCGCCGACGTCGCCGGTTGTCGGCGCTGTGATACCACGGAGGAGCGGGTCCTCACCGAGGATTGGGAGACCATTCTCACCGAAGAGGTCACCGAATACCTTGACAGTCCCCTCGCCCTTGGCTCCCAGGACCTTCTTGAGCCAGCTCCAGGAGATAGGCATACCGCCAGGGAAGAGGGAGGCTCCCTCAGGCGCGATGCGGAGCGGCTTGTAACCGTACTGTGCGGAACGGAAAGCCTGCTCCAACTGCATACGCATCGCCATCGCGGGCATACGCGAACCCAGGATAGTAGGCTTCATGAAGCGTGTCGAGAGCTCCAGAACCTCCTTTGGCCAATAGTAGAGCATATCAGCAGCAGCGGAACCGAGGAAACCCTTCGCCTTGAGGGCACGCATACCGCGCCGAAGGATGGACGAGGCTTCAATCCATGTATCGATCGGTGGCAGTTTGACGTGCGAGAGGAAGCTCGAAGGTTCAGACGGGAGCGGAACAGGAGTACCGTCCTCGTTGACCTTCTCTAGGACAGCAGAGCTGCGCTTAGTCGTGACACCATCGGGTGTAGTCTTCATCTCAGAGACGAGGGACATTGTCCTAGCCTCTAGTTCGTTGTCGTGCCAGCGTCCAATCTCACGCTTGACCCAGGCTGGTGTGTTCTTGGGAAGGTGCGCCGCCATGTCCTCAGACATAGCCGTTGTGTGCTCGAACCATTCTTGCTGTGTTGCCGTGCCATCCTGAAGACGACGGCTAATGTCCTCTGTCGCCTGAACCCAGCGGCGGGCGACACCGGGGTCGATTTTGAGGCGGTTGAACATCTTAGTCAGGATATCAGCGTTCTGCATGAAACCGTCCAGCGGGGCGTCAGACTTGCTCATGTCATAGAGGACCGGCTGCCCAGGGACTTCATCGACGAAGCCATAGGTGTCAAACACCTTGGGGACGGGGTTCATCGCCACATGGAGGAACTTCTCGAATGGAGTCTTAGGTTCGAGCATCGCCGCACGGACGACGGAGCGACGGGGATAGGCTTCAAGCGGCTCGGGAGCACGCGTAGCAATGTCGCTCATGCGGGACTGGAGGGATTTCTCTTCAAGGCGAAGTTCGTGGAAGCGATCCCAGAGGGACTGCTCAGCGATACCGCCGTTCTCCGTCATCTGACGCTGAAGCTCTTGCTCGACATTGATCTGACTGATCTGGTTCTTGTTGTAGTCCGTCTTGAGCGAGTCGTATGCGTCGATTGGCGCATCGCCCTTCATGTAGTCAATCAGAATCTTCGGACGTTCTAGGGCATCTGCGGCAGCCAGCTTATCGATCAGGTCCATCGGGATACGGTTACCATAGCGCCGGAACATGGCAGCAGCGGGTGTGTCCCCAGAGACGGCATCAGCAATGTCACCCAAGAGGGCGCGACCATTCTTACCGGCAACCCACTTCTCCAGGCCAACCTGTGCCAGTTCGTTGATGCTCTTGCTCAGGAGATAGTCGGGGAGCTTAGCCAGTTGGAACGGCTTAGAGATGACCTTACCCAGGGTTTCAGAGCCCAGGATAGCACGCGTCGGGCGCAGGAGAGGATTCAGGTCGATGCCAAGTTCACCCGCCGCAGCGTCTGGCGTGAAACCACGGGAGACCTTGATCGACTTGAAGCCCGTCCCTGTGTAGTGCAAGGCCGCCAACATCATGATCGAATCGAGGGCATCCTGACCACGCTTATACGCGTCGCTCTCGGGGTCAGCCCCTGTCGTTGAGAGGGCCAGGGTGCTGACACTATGGATACCTTCTCCGACTTTACCCATCCCCCAGCGGATACCAGAGCCAGTTGCATCGGCAACAGACGTTCCACCGGGAACTTGTCGCAATGCGTTAGACGCGAGGAACCCACCAGCCTCGAACGGAGCGCCCAGGACCTTCAGAGCCCCACCGGGGATACCGACGACCTCATCGAGGAGGAAGGAGCCGTAGCTCTTGTCGCCCTCCCAATAAGAGAACATGGGGTCGAGGAAGTGCGAGCCGACACCAGCCAGCTTCTCGTCGATCCACTTGGTCGGCTCGAAGTCCTGGAGAGGAACGCCCTCTGTCAAGGAGCCACCGGCAGGGAAGAGAATCTTGAGCGCAGCCTGGAGATTGACGTCACCTGTCCCCGTCACATCGGGAAGGATCGCTTGGTAGTTAGGTGCGTCGCCCTGAGAGCCGTCCGGGTTGGTTGCAAACACCTCAGCAGACTGACCGCGAGCGGCGTAGATGAGGTCATGGACAGCCTGTGCAGCATTAGGGTCTGTCGCTCCTGGGCCATAGAGCCAGGAGATAGCCTGTGATTGGACGTCAGGTGCTGCCTTCTGGAGGTCATCGAGGACTGAGAAGGCTTGAGCACGGACGCCTGGGTCCTTGATACGGGTCGCCTTGTAACGTTGGGTCGAGAGAGCTCCGGGGACACCGGCCAGAATGTTCTGCTGATCGACCATCTCGAAGGACTTCTTGAGGCCCTTCGCCAATCCCTTGATGTTGACCTGTGGAATCTGAGTAGCCAGGATATTCGCCACCAGCTTAGGGGCGAACCTGATACTGGGTTCGTCGAAGTAAGATACGTTCTGGTATAGTTTTCTGTACTGCTGGGAGTAGTCAGCCATTTACGAGGCTCCGAGGTGGCGGGCTAGGAGCGAGACGAGGACATGGAGTTGGGGCGGAGCGTCTGGGCTCTTGGCCGCTTCAATGAGATGCGGAATCATGTTGTAGACTTCCTTGGGAACACGGTTGTTCATATTGCTCATGGCCCGTGCTCCCATCGTGACAGGAACATCGGGCTTGGAGGTCGGGCCCAAGAGAAATTGCTCCTCTTCTCCTAAACCCCCCATCGACTTGACTCCCCGTTGAGGAGCCTGCATTGCTACGCCCTCGGGGGCCGAGGTGTCCTCTTGGAGCTGGTCAGCAGCCTCAGCAGTCGTGTCCTTGGGTGCACCGAGGTCTGCGACCGTTGTCTGCGCTGGGTGAGGAACATTGCCACCTGTAGCAGTTCCGAGGGTAGCCTGTGCAACATCTGGGGTATCCATTCTATGACCTCACGATCTGCTGCTGGAGGGGCGGCGGGCTGAACGGCGAGAGCGGCGCGAATGCAGCTCCACCAGTCTCAGGCGTCGCACCAGCTTCGAGAGCAGCCTGGTCCTCAGGCATAGCACCACCAGGCTCCATGCCAGCGGGACCAGCGGGCGCAGCAGCGGCGGCCTGTTCCTGTTCACGGGCGGCAATCTGCGGGGCGACTTCCTCCATCGCATCGAGAAGCGTGACACCCTTACCGAGGAGGACGAAGACCTGAGCCATCTGCGACATCGCAGTGCTCGGGTCAGCAGCCCAACGCTGGAAGAGGACCGCACCTAGCTGCTCGCGGTCGATCTTGTCTTGCTCAGACATCGGGTCATCGACGTAGTCAATCTGGCCACGGGCAGTCTCCTTCGAGATGAAGCCTGCGCCCTGGTGCTGGATAACGCGGGTGTCGGCGTACTGCTTGTCGAGGCCTGCACCAGCACCGAAGAGGATACGGTGCTCGTACTTCTCTCCGATGTCAGTCTTAGGCGTGTAGGTGGCCTTCTGACCGACCGCACGGATGAGACCCTTCTGCTTGTTGAGGTACTTCTTCTCGATCTTGAACGCGATGTAGTGGAAACGCTTGCGGAGAGCTGCCATGTGGTCCTGCATCTCCTTGATGGCAGACGAGAGCGAGCCTTGGGTCGAAGCGACGAACGAGCCTGACGCGATAGACTGGGAGACCGAGCCGACACGAGACGGTGGCTGGACAGCCTCCATAGCCTCTTGGCCCTCAAGGTACTGGAGGAGGCCGAAGACCTGACCTGCGGGGGCCGCAGGCGCTACGCGACGCATGAAGGACTGGTCTGCGTTCGGGTCGTGCTCGTAGATTGTCAGGGGGCCTGGGCGTTGGCCTGCATTCATGACGTTCTTCGCCTCGAACGGTGCGTGGACCATGTCTTCGATGTAGTCCATCATGAAGGCGACGATCTTGTTGCGGATCATCAATGGGCCGCCGACCTGGTCGAGGACGCCGCGGTAGGCTCCGTCGAACGTCTCTAGCGCCTCGAAGGCGACAGGGACACACTCAAGCTTGTGGACCCAACGGGACTGGATGTAGACCTCAGCGATCTTGCCCTTGCTCGTCTGGGTGCAGATGGCCTGGGCTACTTCGTCCTTGTCATAGAACTGAATGACCATGCACTCGTCAGACAGGTCGGGGCCTTCCTGAAAACCAACTTCAGGGAATTCAGACATCGCGTCAGTCACCTTCATCGTCTCGACGTAGAGCATATCGACGAGGTGGCCGTTGCGGACGGATGGATAGCAGTAGCGCGGGTCGAGCCGCATGAACTGGGCGTAGTCCGACTCCTTGTTGTGGAAGAGGCCGAGGGCCATATAGCCACACCCGATGAGGTCCATGTAGAGCTTCCGCTTGATAGACGGGCCGTCACCCATCTCCCAGATGGTATCAGCGATCTGCTCACGGACACGGGCCTTACGCTGAGCCTTCGTGTCGTCACCATCGAGCATCCAGACCGGGACCTCCTTCGACTCGGCCGACAAACGGGCGAGGTCGTGGAGTGCGTTCTTGAACTTGTTCTCGACGAGTGGTCGATCGGGGAGGTCGTCCTCTGGGAAGAGTTCGGAGAGGTCACCCGCATAGAGCATGTCGAGGTCAGCGATCCGATCCTTGTGGGCCTGATGATCCTCAGAGTGACGACGGCCGTAGACCTGGTTCGAGATGTAATTCTCGGTCATCCTCCCCTCGTAGATTTTGACGACTTCGGGCTTGTCAGCCATGTTCTATCTCCTATAGGGTTAGCAGGTCACGTTGTGGCTCGGGCTTCCGATAACGGTCGCGCCAAGAGCGTTGCTTCTCGGGGTGAGTCCCCTCGAAAGACGTAGCGAGGTGGTGGAGCGGGATGAGCTTCCGCCAGTTGAACTTGATGAACCAGAGTGCCATGAGGACGTCGTCTTTCCGTCGGCCCTCACGAGACCAGTTGCGGGCCTCGTCCTCTAGAATCTTCGACGTGTTCCGGGACTTGGCGTCGAGGTACGGGAGCCGGACGCGGCCAGTCTCGAAATCGAACGAGAGACTTTCGAGGCCAGTCTCGACGTCGAACTTGTTGCTCGCCGACGTCGTGTGTTCAAGGACACGCGTGATGCCTCGGAGTTCGTCGATGAACGGGTCACCCTTGGCCCAATACTGGGCGATGTTCTTCTCGAAGATGAAGTATGTCGGGTTGTACGCTTCACAGACCGACATGATCGTCTCACGGATCGAGCGCCAGTCGGCCTTGAAGCTCATGACGTCAATGACACTGAGGAAGAACTGCCCACCGCGACCGGCGATGACGTCAGCAACAACCAGACCGTTGTACTGAGTGGGAGATGGGTCCAATGAACATACCCGCACAATTGGCAGAAATGTCTCCCGCCCGTCCTCTCGGTTCTTGAAACCTCTGCCGACACTTCGATCATAGTCTCTGCACCCTTCCAACCATGCTTCACGGACCAAGGTGGCGTCAGCCGCCTGTGGGTCCTGCTGGTACATCGTCGTAAATGGTGCCATCCCACCGACGAGGGCGTAAGATTTCATGAGCCGCTCGTAGGGCCAGACCTCAGGCCACAGGACGACAGCATCCGTCATGTCCTCTCGCTCCGGCCAGACTTCAATCGCCGGGTGGGTGATGACAGTCCAGATGGGTTCGTTCTCCATCGGGCCCTTCTCGTATATCTGCTCCGCGAGGTGGCCGTAGAGGTCCTGGACATGGACCCGCTGGCCGATGACGAGAGCCCGGCCTTCAGGCTGGAGCCGTGACATGACCTCTTCCTGGAACCATTCGATCTGCTGGTCACGACCTGCGGGGCTGACAGCGATCTTCTTCGATGTGACGTCGTCCGAGACGATCATATCGGCCTCGAAACCCAGAATCTGGGCCCCGGCAGACCGAGAGAGGACCGAGAACTGCATCCCGCCGCCCTGACGTGTCCGGCCGAGGACCATTAGCTCACCCTTGGAAGGTCTCCATGGGATATCCGAATCGGCTTTATCAGGCTTGAAGCGGCCGAAGGTCTGGGGAATATCACCGAAGGACAGGAGTGAGGCAATGTATCCGACCCATCGACTAGATAGGGTACCGGTCTCTGACAGAATGAGCACCTGACAGTCACGATCACGGACGATGTTCCAAACGGGCCACCAGATGGAGAAGACTGTAGACTTATTGTGGCGGGGTGGGACATTGAGCATGAGCAGGTCGTTAGCGAAGGCTTCGTAGACCCACTCTCGGCAGTGTTCGGGCATGGGCTGATGGTTGAAGAAGTCGTAGAATGCAATAAAAGCATCTGGCTCCCAATCTAGCATGGCGGCAAACTCTGGCGCGAGGTTGGCTCTGGGCATGGCACCGGGCTCTAGCCTGACGAGGCCAGAACCATCGAGGCGGCCAGTCTGCTTGATCTTACGGAGGTACCGGCCAGTCGTCTCCCAGCCGAATGCAGCGTTGATCTCACGGTCGTTGTAGCCGAGCTCGGAGAGCATAGCGACATGGGGAGCCCACTCAGCAGGCGTTGGCCGCGATGGGGTCCTGGCAGTCTCACGGACCTCTGCTTGGATAGCTCGGACGTGTTCCTTGAGGTGCTTCGTGACTTCAGATGTGGCTTGGTTCAAGCTTACTCGCCACCCTTCTGACGGAATTTGAAGGCGTCCTGGATCGAATGCTCTGTCAGGAGGTTATCAATCTCCTCCATGATATCATCGAGTTCAGTCTTGAGCTTGTCAGCCTTCGTTTGGCGCGTCTCGTGTGACCAGCCGCGTTCCTCAGACTGTCGGTTGTGCTTCTTGATCTTGGGGGCAGTCGTCCGTTGAGGAATGTGACGCCTTTCTGAGTAATCTCAGTTCCGAAGGTGGGGCCGCCTGACCAGGCATAATCAAATTTGAGTTCCGAAGAATCCGTGGCTTATGGTGGCGCGGAACTGAACGGACTAGATTGCCTGGCAGGCAGCCGATGTGAGCCGGCAAAGGGAGGAAAGGACCCGAATTCCGGCAGAGAATGTGGGGATCGGTATTTGATGGACCTCAATACCGAGAATCTTTGCAGCAGAGTCTCTATCTATCTATCTACTAACGTATTACGACCCCCGGTCCTACCCCCTAGGTCTAAAGTCGGGGAGGACTACATCGAAAGTCGTAGGGGAGGGAGACTATTGTAGTCAGCCAAGCGGCTTAGTTACTTATAGTCAGTCGATTGTCCTCACCTACTAGGTCAATGGTCTCTAGTCATTCTTCCATTCGACCTAGGCGGGGGACCTTTCGACCTAACCTGCTGGGGATATTATACCATACTTCTGCCCTAATAGGTTAGGTCATTCGCAGGTATCTCGCTTGATCGTGCGTTTGACCTAGGATGCGGCCGAGTATACTTCTAGTCAGTTGCCACACTCAATAGGTCCAAGGTTCTATCAAGTCGGTGTAGCATCGTGCCGATGCATCTAGGACACGCCAGCCACCTACCCGAAAGGCGGTCAAGTCATGAGGCACGAAACGCGGGTTGTCATGAGCAGGATTGTCTGCGCGTGCGGTTGGAGCACGGCATTCGGGTGGAGCGCTCAGGAACAGCGCGAGGGTATGGAACGCGCACAGGCGCATAAGTCCGAATCACCTATCCGAAAGGCGGTCAAGTCATGGACCCACTAGCCACGCGCAAGGTCGGACGTACCACGCTCGCTCTCTATCCGCTCGAAGGCATCTCCCACCTACGATGGGGGCAGTGGGGAACGTGCGCGCCAGAGACCACGTACGCGGTCGTAGCGTGCGCGACGAAGGGACGCCCGTCCGTCACTCTCATGCAGGGAACGTACAATCAAGCCGAACGCTACCTGTCCTCGTACTCCCCATCGTTCGGGCTAGTCACGAAGGGCTAGGTCTAAAGTCCTAGGTCCAAGGTTGAGTAGGAATGAGCCGAAAGTCCTATTCAGCCTTGCTCCTCGGAAGCCGATACTTGAGGAGTGACACCCGCTCCACCCGACCCACCCATAGCACGCGCAAGCCGAGTAAGGGAACGCGCCCGGCATAGTGCGGTGAGTGCCGTGATACGGTAAACTATGGTTACGCGAGGGACCGGAGCGAGCACCGAACGCAAGCCGAGTAGAGGGAACGCTAGCATTCCGGCGAACGTGAGACGTACCAAGTTACTCCGCCAGGGACCGAACCCTAGCCAGCCCGGCCGTAGTGACGCCGGGATACGCGGAGCGACGCGAGAACTTGAGGGAACGGCCGACACCGTATACCCTCCCCGCAAGGGATAGAGGAAGCGCAAGGCGGACGCCCGCACGCGCATCGGTAGAGGAACCCGCTACCATCGCAGTCAGCATGGATGGTAGGTAGGACCGTACGACCGATGGACACGCTGGACAGGTGGGAAAACCTACGCTATCCGCAATAGTTCCACCCTAACTCTCATGCTCTAGCCTGTCAGGTTGAGTCAGTCAGTCCGATCAAACCCGAAAGGTCATGACCATGAGCCTGTCTATCAACTTCGACAACATCGCACCGCAGAGCACGACCAACCTCAACCTTGCAGAGAAGGTCAAGGTTCCGGCGGAAGTCCTCGCCCGGTTCGCCAGTCCTCGCGGACTTGGTAAGTCAGTCAAGCGAGAGACTGAGGGTAAAGCCGTCGTCCGCACTATCGACGGCGTCACCTACATCGTCCCGTTAGCGTAAGCATGACAGCCTGACAGGCTAGAGGATGAGAGTGTATAGGTGGAGGGAAAGGCTCACGGAACAGGACAGCGCGCCTAGTCCACGCGCCCGGATAGACTGGCACCCTCCACCTATACTTCTAGTCAGTCGAGCGCACAACAGGAGGTCAAGCAATGCCCGATGATAGGTATACAGTCTGGATATACGATGCCGATGGTCTAGTAGATGAGCAGCATCACCTGTCATACATCGAGAGAGTAGACATGGTGTATGATGCACAACGAACACCGGGTTTGACCGTCGAGTGGTCTGTAGAGGGTGAGTGATATGGATATTCTTATCAGAGACATGAACGGCAATACCATAGACCTCAAGAACTATGGTGCCAAAGATATCTGGAACATAGACACATGCATCAGCGACAACGGTGAAACTCTCATCGTCACGTTAGAACTAGTAGAATGGGAGTAAACGAATACACTCTATGAAAGGATAGAGCGATGGCTTACGAGTACGAAAGCCAGACCGTCTGGGATGAGAGCAAGCAGATATACGTGGCCAAGATGGTCAAGGTGGATGGTTGGTTGACAGACTTGAGCAAGCAGGCGCGTACATCATGCGTCAAGTACGGGCTAGACGCCAGTGTCTACCTGCCCACAGCATGTGCTGACTTCTATGTTCTAGAGCGACTGACTGCCGATGGTTCCGGTAGAGCAGCAGTCATGCTCAAAGAACTAGAGAATAAACTAGCACGTGAGTTCGCTATGTATCTCGACATGATTGTAGGTGGAGAGATCAGACACGGCCCATACCAAGAGAGTGATGGCTATGACGACGATGAGAACCATCGTTCCTGTCCTAAGTGTGCCGGTGAGGGTGCCTATTACGAACACACTAGTCTGCTTGGCTACCACGATGTAAACGAACACACCTGGAACTATGAATGCCACAGCAACGGATGGAATAGTGAACTAGTGTGCAAGCACAAAGATTGTCACCTTCACAGTGGTTGCAGTCAAACAACATGCAATAGATGCGGTGGCGAGGGATACATTCGGAAAGAAAGTAGACAGCGTGACTTCTCATCTTCATACAGGGATGACAGAATCACTGAGTTCCTTGAGCGTGTCCACAATCCACAAGCACCGAGCAAGACTAAGAAGTCAGGACAGCGAGGGTTCGCATGGTCTGAGTGGAGACTGATGCGAAAGAAGCACGGCCTTGGTCTGCTCGCAGCAGCACGTGATGACTTCAACAACGACAACCTCTGGCCCGGACAGTCATATGGTGGTCGCATGTGGGGTACAGCAGCATCCCTCGTATACGATTACCTGTCTGGTACACTCAAGGCAAGGACATTCGTTGATCGGTGTTGGTCACTTCAACATAACAACGGTTGTATCTTCAACAAAGTATACAGAACAATCGCTAAGGTAGGAGAGTACGACTGTACAAACGTGCTCCAAACCGTGCTTGAGACACAGTACGAGGACAAGTATGATAACCTCGCATACGCCTATGCCTCACCCGATGTGAGAGCACTCTGGACAACAGGGAAGTACCGCACATGGACTAACCATGATGATGTGTGGTTGGGCGTTCAACAGACACACGATGCAGTGGAATGGTGATGCCACATGAGTAGACGATACAAGCGCAACAGGCGTGACCAGCACCGCAATCGTAAAGAACAGCCCATGAACAAGCGAGGCATGACGCCCGCGACCAAGGCAGACCTAGGGCTAGAGGGTAAGAAGATTGCCAATGGTCCCGCTGATAAGGGAGACACGTGGGCAGGCGCAAGCGGTACAGTCTACAAGGTGGGCGCAGCAGGGTACAAGTATAAGAACTGTACCCACTGGCGCACACGCTTCGAGCTGCCGAACGGTATGCCTATCTACGCCTCAGCATGGAGGGATGAACCTAAGATGCTGATGGAACGGACAGGTCCACGCCCGACACTGGGTTTCTACATGGACAACCTCTGGATTAGAGATGGATTGTTCATGGTTTCACCCGGCCTAGCGTCACCGATCCCTAAGAAGATACAGCAGGGATACGCTGACAATGTAGTATTCTTCGATTGGGATGACTTCGGTACACCCGATAGCATCCGACAGTTCCATCTAATCACACAGTGGTTGCTCAAGTACATCGAAGCAGGACAGATGGTAGAAGTAGGCTGTATCGGTGGACACGGCAGGACTGGTACACTGCTAGCGTGCATGATGGTGCTGCTTGGAGCAGATGCTAATGTTGCAATAGCGCACGTCAGAGACACGTACTGCTGGGAAGCGATCGAAACAAACAACCAGTACCTTTGGGTTCTCAAGTATGAGAACGTAGTGAATGGTAGGCCACCGATGCATGGCTTGACTGGTGGTATACAAGACCCAACATGGTTGGCTGGCTATGACAAGTATACATTCGGTGGAGAGACGGCCTTCGACAATGCACTGAGTGAGGATGCAGCAGCAGCCCTTGCCTCAAGCACACCCGCACAACGGGCAGAGGCATCCATCGACAGCATGATGAAGGCACAGGAGAAGAAGATAGAGGATGACGATGCATACCGCCACTGGTTGAATGAGAACGCACGCATCCTGGCTGAGCTGCAACTAGATGAGGAGGACACCAAGGGTGCATGGTATGATGACCTTGCATACATGAACAGTATGGAGGATGATGAGCTGAAGGTGGCACTAGATGAACTGTGCTGTGAATCAGATTGCATCAACCCGTATGTATGCGGGGGAGAACTAGAGTGTTGGCGTTCTACTGTCAGGATGGCAGTAGCAGCACAGGACCAAGCAGAGCATGAGAAACGCAAGGCATTCTAATCAGGCGGGCCAGTAGGCCGACGATCGGTAAGATGTGGCACCGGCCACGCCACACGCCCGCCCATACTTCTAGTCAGTTGAGGAGGTCACGGTGGATAGAATACGTATCATAGTCTATGCCGATGGATACTCATACGGCGCAGTGAGTGACGCACTCACCGAGTTACGAGACAGTAACAGTCTGGACCTATGGTGGTTCAGCGAAAACGTAGAGGAGAACGACAATGGTTAGCCAGGACTTCGAGGCAGGGTACGAGGAAGGCAGCGACGACGGTAAGGCGCTGTTAGCTTGGGAGGTCTACACCGAGTTCGCGCACCTGGTCGCTGACACCAAGCCCGACGGCATGTACGCCCCGCAGCATTTCCGCCAGTGGCAGACAATGGCTCGCCACATTGCAGCCAGGGTGCAGGACGTGACCGGATCGAACATGGATGAGTTCCTGCGGATTGCTCGGATGACAGGAGACGAGTGATGAAGAAGAATTATCAAGAGGAGTATCGGACGTGGATGCGCTATGATAATGGTATGAATGATTGGTCACCTGGCGATGCTCAAACCACTCTTGCAGATTGGCAGATGGATACCATCATCAATCAGCTAGCATGGTTACGCCAAAGGGTCGATGACTACAAACAAAACTCTGATGAACAGACAGTACAGCGGAAGGCAGCACAAGAGAGTGTCAAAGTAGAGGTCAGGAAACAGCAACGTCTCATCAGAGATGCTGAGAGATGGCGTGAGCAATACCTAGTAGAACGACAGAAGACTGCTGAGCTCAGAACAGAGTTCAATGCTCTGACAATGGAAGCAGCCATGCTCAGAAAGGAGAGTGGTGTAGGATGAGCGAGCCAGCGGAGGACTCCATACGAGCAGAGCGGGACCGACTGCGTTACCAGGTTGGAGTAGCCGACTACCCAGGAAAGTCGGAACTGGTTGCCCGTCTGGAACAACTCACCAAGGAGAGGGACGCAGCCTACGACCTCCACGATTGCGTGATAGCAGAGCGTGACGAATCGCGGGCAGAGGTCGAACAACTCACCAAGGCCGTAGCAGTCGAGAACGCTTGGGCCGTGGACTACAAAGCGCAGCGCGACGCACTCACCAA